ATCATCTCCTCGCCTTTTGTAAGACGTTCTTCTTCACGTTTTATATTCCTCTCATCTGCCTTAATTAAGCCATCAAGTTTTGATAGTTCGGCTTTTGAAAAGAGGTCTTTGTTGTTTTCGTATACAAACTTTTTTGCTGTAAGTTGAGCATTAAGAGGCATCAAGGCACTTTCAACCTTTCTTTTTGCAATAGTCATTGCTGTATCAAACATTCCACGAGCAGAATTTGCAAGAATTGCGATATCTGCTTGTTTTTGATATGAGTCTCTGCTAAGAGCATCTGATTCGCTTTGTATTTGTGACTGTGTCAATCCTCGACTGCTTAAGTCACGCTTTTTATTTTCCAAAGACCTTTGTTCATTTTCGAGTTCAGAAGAAAAACGATTGTATTCCATTAGTGCTTTGTCTGCACCTGCCTCTGTTGCAAATGTATCTTCGCTAGCCTGAACAACACCAATATCAGCAAGTAGTTTTGATATAGCGTTTTCTTGTGTTGCTTTTTCTTTCCTAATAGTGTTTCTTTCTTGTTCAAGTGCTGTGTCAATTTTTGGTAAAGAAATATCTTGTGGAACAATCGGTATTGTTTTTTCTGGTAATTTTATTGTTGGTTTTGCCTGAAAAGAGTCTGTACTTATTGGTGTATCAATAATTGGTACTTGTATTGACTGTCCTTTTACTTCTGGTGTAATTGGATTACTCTGTGTATTCGGAACAACAGGTACCTCATTAGTATTTTGATAGAGTTTATCAATTCCAGTATTTACATTTTTATTTATTTTTTCTATTAGGTTTTCCATTTTCTTATTATATTATACACACTTTTGTATATAAATGTTAGTTATATATTTTTACTACTATCTATAAGCAAACTATCCATATTATTATCACCAGTAAATTGCATTGCTACCTTTATTTGTATTTTTGGTGATATATTTTGTGACATTGGTGTAAAGGTTTTGTATTGCTGTTCATCTGTATATGTAACTTCTCCTAATTTTTTCCATTTTGAAAAAATAGCAATTCCAGTAAGTCCAATTACCCCTGAAGCCATTGAGTCATCAAGTATAATTGTATATGTACCAGCATTCTCAGAAATTGATTGTATGTGAAAACTTTTTCCTGATCCGATACCTTGTATACACTGGATTTCGTCACCTGCAACATACGCAGAAACATCTGTTGTTGTTGTAAGTATGTTTATATCTGACCATGTTATATCTGCTCTTGTTGGTATGTCATTTCGTGTCTTATATTTTAAGATTATCTTGTCTGTTGATGTGAGTAATTTGTCATATAAAGCACTGATTGTTTTCCATGTTTCAGTTATGTTATCTGTTCGTACTTCTGAAGTAGAAAAATATCCATATTTTTGAGATGTATTGAGTGTATCATCTGAACAAAGAACAACAATTGATGTGGTCGTGTAGTCACCTGTGGTTCTATTATATATAACACTTCCAAATAATATACGCCCTTTTTCAGTTGGGCGAAGTCCGATTGATGTAATTGCACCAGGGAATACGATATTATACTGTCCATAATCTGTAAGACCTGTTACGCCACTATCTGTTATTGGCTGTAAAGACGGAGAATACTTGTGTACAAGTCCTGTTTCTTCTTTATATGACCATACACCACCCTTGAAATCATAAAAGGTAGGTACGTTCGCAGAAAAACTTTTCACGTTTGATATATTTATAAGTATTTCTTCATTTATAGAGTCATACATCATCCCATTCGGGTGTATTCCTCGTTCATGTGTTGTACCAATACTAAAAATATACTCATGGCTTTTTAGTGGTAATTTGTCTTTTTCTTTAAAAAATCCACCATTAAAATACATGAGTCTTCCACTTGAATCAACAATGTATGGTATTCCATTTACAAGACATCCTGCCATTACTCCTCTTGATTCAATTAAATACTTATTGTTTGAATCAGTATTTGAACCATCCCATTTATAAACATAGGTTTTTTCATCATATCCACCATTATTATTTACAAGTCCAATCCACAAGTAGTCACCGTCTGACCTCATAAAAGAGATAGTAAAACCAGGTAGTGCTAGATCCAAACTTCCTGCACCTGAAACAGTAGGCGAGTCTGCTGTGGACATTCTCCCTATTTTATACCCATCAAAAGTAAAATAGAGATAATTTTTGTGTACTTCGAGCAATGAAGAAGAAGCATTTGAATATGTATATATGTCTGTCCAGCCAGAACCAGATGATGAAAACATATCATTCCCGTTCGTGACGTATATTTTATTATTGAAGTTTTTAATATCACCAGTTTGTAGTGTTACTGTCGGTGTATTCGATTGTACGTCAAGAGTAATAGAGTCAATAGGTGAATTACCACCAACCCATATACGTTGTCCTGAAATCATGTATATAGAATTACCAAGTGTTGAAAACCCACCAACTCCAAGTGATTGCGTTGAACCAAAATCTGTTACTGCATATCCAGTTGCTTTTTTTGAAAGCATTGATTTTGTAACCTTGATTTTACCAAAATCAGAAGTCAAATCTAAGTTAAAAGAATCAATAATAGTACCAAGAATGGAACTCTTGTTTGATTGCTTTAGTATTGGGTATTGTTTGCTTGGTATTCTCATTATATTATTGGGACTATATATTCAATTCCGTCTATGGTAATTCCTATTTTACCTGTAAGTGGTGCTTGTGCTATAACTGTCGCCGAACCTGATTCATTTATGGTCACTGTTGATGGTGTACCTGCAACGCTCCTACCTAGAACATAGTCATTCGGTATAATTCGTGCTTTCATTGCATTTCCTACTTCAAGAGGAATCCTTGAATAATCTCCCAACTCGTCAAGTCTCCTTTTAAGTTCAATTATTTCTTTTTGTATTTCTTCGCTAGTCATTATTTTATTTTTTTAGTCCACGTTGTTGTTGGTTTAGTTCTTTTTGTCCATTTCCTACTCTTACCTGTTGTAAGTGTATCTACTAATGATAATGTTGAGGATATAGTTTTTCTTATTACTTTCTTTAGAGAATCAACAAGTACTAATGTATCTGATATTGTAACTAAAATTTTGGGTCTACAAACAACAATTACAGCACTTGAAGACCTTGCTCCACTTATCGTAGCTGTAGAATTACCTGTTGCTGTTATCTGTGGTCTTGTTGCATAAGCCATAGAACATTGGATATCACCATTGCTACCAATATTTGTTGTGACATCAAATGCTTCTGTCCATGATGGATTGGATGTAGTTACTGCATAGTTTGATACTGATGTACCACCCATAATACCAGTACTAACAGTTGCTCCAACAAAATACAACAACAAACTATTAGCATTATTAGGGGTTACTGTTGTTGTATAGGTTGGTGATACAGTAGAAACTTCATCATCTTGTCCGTACACAGCGAAGGGTGTTGAATGGAAATCTCCTGTTAGTCTTACAATACCACCACATAAAAAGTTTCCATCCGCAACCCAAGTAAAATCAGTAGCTGATACTTCGGTAGATGTAGCTTTAATATAATATACTCTAAGAGTTCCACCACCACCGTTTGCTATTGTGGTTAATTGTGACCATCCAGAAGGAACAGATGTAATATTATTTTGATGGTGAATACCAGCAACCATATAATCATCTACAGCAAGAGATGTTGGTTTTGCAATAACCAAATTTGTTCCAGCAGTTGATGATTGTGATGATTGATAGTTGATTGACATTTTATGAGAACTTTACTTTATATGTTGCCTGTAATTCATCTCCATTATTCACTGTTGTTGTGCCTGTTAATGCACGAGAAAGCATTGTTCCAGTTGATGCTGCATTAAATATTCCTATTTCTTCGATTGCTTTTGTTCCTGATGCAGTCCATGTGTAAAGAAGTTGCAATGTATCATTTGTTTGTGTAGTAGTTACACGAGAAACTGTAGCTACTGCACGAGCTAGTCCTGTATCTGTAATCGCAGCTTGTAGAGCTGTTTGAGAAGCTGCTACTGCTGTGCTTGATGTACCAACCTCAAGGTAAGTAAATGGTACAGCACTTGCATCTCCAGCTAGTAACGCAAGTTGAGCAAAGCCTACATTCATAATTGAGTTATATACAGTAAATTCTTCTACTGTGCCATTAACTCTAGTAATTTTTATGTCTATCCAACCCTTCATTTTCAAATCTTCTATTTTATCCATTTTATTTTGAGTACACTACTTCACTTTCTAATACTGGCGTATCGTCAATATTTCTTGATGAATAGTGTGCTTTTAATTCTAAAGACCTTTTAATAATTTCTGCATCCAATTCTCGTGCTTTATCTTTCATGATATTCATTTTTGAATACTCACTACAAGCAAACAAACAAGGTATATCATGGAACATACGAGGTATACCCATTTCCTTTGTGGTGTCTGTTGATTCAAAATAATCAGACTCTCGTTTGTATATTACCTTTAGTCCTGCTGTCATTGTTACACTTCCTGTTGCTGGGGCTGGGTAAAGAGTCACAATATCTCCTTTTAGGTCGTATTTTGATGGTATACCAGGATTGCTTGCATATCCTGTCTCACTTGATTCAATTTCTCTTATATCAGAGTAATCAATAGGATAAATAGGGTAGTATTTACCTGCTGAGTCCATGACTTCAAATCCTTGGATAAAGACATGATCTCTTCCAAGTTGATAATCAGCAACACCATTACTTAGATTTGTTGTATCTTCTGGTAGTGTTGTGTAATTGGGGTCGTCATCTTGCCAACGACCATCTGCGGTATATAAGAGTGCCTTTGTTTTATCAAGACCACTGTTTATAAGATTTGTAAACTTTAGTAATAGATTTGCATTACTAGAGATAGCACCGTAATCACCACCAAATAGCCAATCTTCACATTTTTGTATTGCACCATTTTTTGTTGTTGTGTCGTTGAAAGTCATATATTTTAATTTTCTAATCATAAGGGGCATTACCCCCTATGTTAAAACACTAATCTGGTACAACTGCCGTAACTACTGCACCGATAGCTGTATATCCATTTCCCATCCATCCGATTGTATTATCAATCTTTGTAAAGTAATGAATTTGTGTATCAGTAAATAGATACTCTTTTGTTCCGTCACAGTCTTCAGAGTTTATTTCTTCTGCTGAAGATGATGGTGTTCGTACTTCAAAGTTAGAACCTGCTGAGCCAATTACTGTGATTCGATGTCCGTTTGGAACATGAGCCAATGAAGGCAATACAATAAAATCATCAGCATTTGTTGTAACTCCTTGAACTTCAACAACTGTTACGAGTGGAGGAACTGAATTTCCTGTTCCTTGTGTTGCCGAAGCAATCAATGTTACAGGCACCATTGCTACACCCTCGAACGTTGGATTTTTTGAATCTACTAGAGCCATAATTTTATATTCGTTTAGTTAATAAAGACGACTATAAAGATTAAGCAACAAGGACATCAAAGAGAACAGGAACCATCTTTGTCCACGCCTTGAATTTTGAGTCAATACGAGTCTCAAGACCAATACCTGAAATCTGAGCACCTGAAACTACTGGATTGATAAGAGTCTTAACTTTTCCGTATGTACTCTTACAAATACCAACTGCAAATGCTTTTTTAACACCTGCAAAAACGTGTCCTGAAGCGTGCTTACTTGAAGAGTAATGATACATACCCATCCACTTAAAGCCACCATTTACCTGTGATACTCCGTTCTTGAGAACATCATCAGCAACATTAAAACCTTCTGCTGATGCAAGAGTTTCTACGAGTTCATAGTCTGCTTCACGCCATACGATGAATCCACCATTACGAGAGAGCAATTCACCACCACCTGCTTCACGGATTTCACGCTTGATACCAGTGATGATTTTCTTGATGTTTATTGTTGCAACTGTAATGTTTCCTGCTGAACCTCCGATACTTGCGTTGTCAAAGTTTGTCCACTGTGCGTGTTCTGACAACATTTCTGTTTCCATACCTTCGTTAAGGATGATACCCATTCGGTCTGCAATTTCCATGAAATCAGAAAATGTTTTCTGAGCCAAGTCTGCATCATCAATGTGTTCTGCTGAATAGATGTAATCTGTAATAGAAACAGTGTCATCTGTTGTAGCAATCGCTGTTGATGTGTAACCAGTACCACGAGTACCAGTTCCGAGTGTTGCATCTGTTAAATAAGGATTTCTCCAAATACCTGAATCTGTATATTTTACGAGACAAACTTCTTTCCACACTGTTGGTGCTGAAAGACGTTCTTGTAGTTTTGTTTCGTATTCAATCTTAGGAATAATAGCCATTTTTTATCTAGTAATTTTATGTATTTAATTACTATTGATTATCTTTTGTAATAATCAAACGCTTATTATGAGTTGTAAAACACTCCCTTTTTGTTGTCTTTTTCTAGTTTTGCATTGATAACCTTGATACGCATATCTGCTGGTACTTCTTCTATTGGTTTGCCCATCCAGTATTCTACTGAATTTGTTGCTACGCCATTTGAAGACTTACCTTTAATAGTTGCATTTTGAGTCTTTTGTAGTGATCTTCGATTTTCAAGTTTTGACTTAAAATAATCATTTTCGAGTAAAGAGTCTAAGTCCTTGAACCCTGATTGTTTTAATTCTTCTTTTACAAAATCAAATTCACTCGTTTCAATACCACTAGATTTGAGAAATGCTTTTGCTCCATAATCTAATACGTCTGAGTTTTTGCTTGACTCTTTTGTATATGGCTTGTCCTTGTTTCTTGCAAGAATTGCCTTATACTTTAGAGCTTCTGCTTTCCAATCTGTAACATCTTCTTGAGAAGCTGTATCATCTTGGTTTTGTTCTTGATTATCTTCACTTTCGTTATTTTCTTCTTGAACGTCTTGGTCTTGATTTTCATCCAGTTCCAAGTCTGGAGTATTTTCATCTTTTATCATAGTGATGTTCTAGTTAGTACGCCATTTAACAAAGTTGCGTTTCTTGATTACTTTAATAATAACACACTTATATTTGACAATGCAAATTATTCAGTATTTATTTATATGTTACTGTCAAGTTTGCTGTGCCACCTATGGTTGCATAAAGTCCATTACTGAACGTTATCTCACCCAACTGCAACACTCGTTCACCAGTTGTTGCTACCGCAGAGAATGTGAGCGTATCACAAATGATACGACAATTTGCCCCTGCACCAGAAGCCATAACTGTTGAAGTGTCAGAGTGCTTTCTACCTTTCATTCCTGATTGTCCTTTTTTAAACATATAAATCAAATCGCCTCATTATAAGGACTTTCTACTTCCTCTTTTTCCATTTTTACTCTTTCTAATTCGTCAAATCCATTCTTTAGGTAATTTACACCTGCCCACATACCACGAATGTTTGCACCAAGTTCTGCGTCTGGTATCGGATTTGATACAGACAATGAAGCAAGGTTAAAAGCGGCGTTCTGTAATGGGTTATGATCATGTCCCTTTTGAATTACACCATGAGAGTAAATACACGCTAGTAATACCTTTTTTACTGCCTCATACATATCCTTATCAGCACAAAATGTCTCTATCTTTACCTTTTCTAAATCAGTTAAATATTCCATATATATTGATTATTTTTATAATTATTGTTCTTCTTTTAATTGCTCCTTATCGACAGGAGAAGTTATCTGTTTTGTCTTTACGTCTGGCACTTGCTGTACGCCTTGTATTATTGAAGTAAAGTCAATCGGGTTCATTCCTGAACTTTCTATTAACTGGTTGAATGATTTTGCAAGCCCTGGAATTGAAGCGAATGCTTGTGGGTTTGCAATTACCATTGATATAAGTTTTGAAAGTTTATCTGCATCACGAGCAAGGTACTTCTGTTTTCCTGCTACGTTTATTTTTACTTTCATTGGAATGTCACCAATCTCACCCTTTACTATCTCCATAAATCCACGACCATTGCTGAACATTTTACTTTTACCACTTATAATGTCGGACATGAGTGTTTGTTTTACAAGTTCCTTTTCTTCGTTTGTTGGTACAATACCAGTTTCAAGTATCTTTTCCCCTATCTTATCTTCAACAGTATTTGAAGAAACGATTTTTGCTATTTCTGTTATTTCATCAAGTGATAATTCCTCACTGAATGTTTTACCACTATTCATTTCCTTAACTAAATAAGGCAATATAAGTTTTGGATAGAGAGTATCTGCAAAGAAAGTAGCAATTTTACCTTGTCGATACTGATGGATGCCTTCTCCTTCGTTTACAATAAGTTCCTGCAATGCGAATGGTGTACCCGATGACGGATTGACACCTAAAGCACCTTCTGAAGCAGAACCGAGTAATCTTGCATTGTTTCTCTGGTCATTTTGGTAATTCTGAAATCCTGCCAGGTTGCTTAAATCAGAATTGAATCGTTGTGTATTATCACCCTTTGCTTGTTTGAGTATTGTATTTGATTTTAATTCAGTTAGTTTTTGATTACCAAGTTCTTGACTGTCTGTAATTATAAGGTTAAATGCTGAATCAAGAAGTTTCTTAATTTTTATAGCAGAGTAGTTATTCCAAACTTGTGGTTCAAAGAGTCTTTCAACAATAGAACGACCACACGCACGCCCCTTTGAACGTACTCGGTCAATCTTTAGAGCAAAGAAAGTTTCATTTATCGGCTTATCAATTCCACTAAAAAGAGTCAAACCTATCTTTTCTTTTTCTGGTGAATTATAGAAACAAACATAATGTCTTTGTGGTACATATTTGTACTGTTCTCCGTCTTCTTTTATCCAAGTTTCAGGCATATTACCAACAAGTTCATATACATCAATATATTTACCTGGTGTTTTTGCTACTTGTTCCCCTGATGTATTATTTACTTTCTCATACTGTGCCATTACTATTGCCATATCAATAGCTTCATCATTCCATTTTCCTTTATATTCAATCAAATCTGCGACAGTCATTTGATGTCGAATACACAAAGGACTAGCGAGTACGTCTGTCTGATCACAAAAAGCGAGTGTTTTTAGGTCTACAACCTCTGGTCTAACACTTTGAACATCTTTCACGATAACCAAATCATAAATAATCGAAGTCTCAACAACATCGTCAATGAAAGTATCTAATTGATTTTTTGTAGCCCAATCTGGGTGAAACTTCTTTACTAAAAATGACTTATGTGAATTATGAATATCATCAACAAAAGGAACAATGTCCTTTACGTCAAAGCCCTCTGAACGAAATGCAACATCAATAATCGGTGTTACCAAGTCATCATAAGGTCGTAATCCATCATTCTGTCCATCGTGATACCACGCATTCGCAACATTAGTACATCTTTCGATGTGTTCGTTCATATTCCAACTCTTTGATTTAGTAAGAGGAATACGCTCTGTTTTCCATAGATTCTCTTGTGTCTTTATGTAGTCGAATACTGTTTGGTTTTCCATTGGGTAAAAAAGTTATTTACTTTTCCCCCAGTTTTCCTGCCGAGAAGTCTTTATGTGGTTAATTATATATTATTTAATTTGTCAATACAACTTTCTGCTCTCGTTTTACTATAAAATAATCTGCAATACCGTTTTTATCTTTGCTTATCTCAATTTTTTCGTATGGTTTCAGTTCTCTGATTATTTCTAGTATTTTTTTTTCATTCACTGATATATCCATATTATACAAGTAAATTATTTATAAATACATCTAAGAATGTATCGTTATTGAACAACTGTTTTCCTTGTGATAATGACAATCTTCGTTCTGTTTTATCTTTACTGCCTATTTTGCTTAAATTCACATACATCTCTGTATAAAGCACTTCTGGTTTTAGTGACAGAATAGTATCTTTTATATTTTCTGTACGCTTCTTTTTTGTTTCTCCATTGAATAGGAGTGTGAGGTTGTATTTCATTACTTTTATTATACCACTAGATTAAAAACAAGCAAATTAAATCGCCTCATTTCTTTCTGGTGATTCATCTCTATCAATAGGTGCAAAATATGGAGGTTTTGCGTGGTGTACTTGATAAGCAAGAGAGTCCAAAATATCATCATGCTGTCCGTTAGGAAATGTTCTCATTTCGTCAAGCAACTCAAGGTTATCTCCAATAAGAAAGATACTCCTACTTTCCCATCGAGGAATAAGACCACGTATTCTTAATTCCTTATTCTGTAATTTATGTTCAAGTGGTGTGATTGATATAAATATATTTCTTTTTCGCATTTCATCTTCTAAAAAGGGTTGTATAGCAATAGAAAATGTTGTTTTTTCTAAACCAAGAAACTCTGGTTTGTATGTCTTATGAAGAAAGAAGATATGATCAATTAAATCTTTACTGTTTATTTTTAACTTATAAGTTCTTACATACCACTTATTATGTCTATCCACCTTGTTAATCGTTACACCTGTGGAGTCTGCACTTTCTTTCTCGCTAACTGCACTGTCAATAGTGATATAGCACGATGTTTCTTTTTGAGATACTTCATGTTCTGTTATCGCTTGAGCGTATTCTCGCTTGAACTCTGCCGACATTTCATCAATAGGCTTGTTCATCATCTCGTACGAGAACACCAGCGACCCTAATTGGCGTTGTTTACCCTCAATCGACACTTTACCCGTTTTCTTTGCTTCCTCGTCTGTAAGGGAGTATTTTGCCTCCCACGCAGGCAATCCTGTATCAAGTACGATTGGTATATTTCGTATTCGTATGTTTGTATCAATTTTTGAGCGTTTAATAAGCCAGTCTATATTTCCGTATTCTGTAATATAGTTACCAAGATAGAGCATACAACCACCAACTGACATACCTGCCATTGCTTCGGTGATATGGTCTCTCACTTGCTTTGTATAAGCGTCAGAACTCTTTGTCTTGTTCGTTTCTATGTCATCAAGCAATAGAAAGTCAGGTCTTTGATTCAAGTGTATTCTACCTCGGACACTCTCTTGTGTACTGTGTGCCTCTACTCGAATACCATTCTCACAAATGAAGTTATTGATACGATTTTGTTTAATATCCTGTATGCCTCGCTCTTTTGAAAATAAAACACCAAAATCTGCCCGTAATCGTTTATTATTTACCATTTCAAACGCAATATCAAACAATATACGTTCAGCGTTTTCTTTATCGAAAGAGTCTACGTTTATATATCTCTTTTTATTATTTGCTATGAGCCATATAATATATAGTTTTGCAAAAGTAGTTTTTGCACACTCACGAAATCCTATCCATACAACCTCTTTTATATCTCCATTTGTTAAATCATGACAGTCTTGTATGAAGTCATAGTGATAATCTGCTAATGCGTATTGAAAATAGTCTTGAAAGTAATATATAGCAAATAAACCAAAAGACTGCTCGGCTAAAAACAGTCTTTCTTTCTTTGTGCCAGTTATCATTTTCTCAAGGGCTTGCTGGGTCATTTAGAATTTACGAATATCAAAATTATAAACAGCCTTTCTCATTCTATTTTTTATCCATAAATTTAATAACGCGTCTTGGAATGATACATTGTTCTCTTTCATGTAACTGTGTATCCATCCGTATTGATTATGCCCAAATGTGCTAATAGAATTAGTTATTTCTTTTAATTCTTCTAGTTCTTTTGTGTTTTCATCCAACATCATAATTCTATTTTAAAAGGTTTAGTAATGCTTCTTTTTCTTTTTTCGTTAGTCCATCGTCAGTGTGTACATCTGCATCAAGGTTTATAGTCTGTTCTGCTTTTCCATCTACTCTGTCTAGTACCCTATCAATAGCACTCAAATCTCCTTTCCTAGCCTTATCTACAAGTTGTTTAACTATCATTCTATCAGCAGGCTCATCATCTCCATCTGCTACTTTAGCGATAGCCTCTCTTATCAGTGTTGAGAAATGTCTTGCTCCTTTAGGTTTTCCTTTCGGATTTAATATAACCCCTTTCTTTAATTGACCATTTGCTTCTCTTTCTATTTCTTTACCATTATTTGATAGAGATATATCTTGATTATTTTCAATAAGTGTGTTGCTATATTTCATATATTATTACTTCCTAAATCCTAAATCTTTGTAACTATTCATAAGGTATTCCTTATGGGTATTTTCTTCTGCCCAAATATCATCTACTGGTTGATTTGGTTCTTTTTTAAGAGCTTCTTTTAGATTTTGAGCTATTATATATTTTCTGGTTAGATATATCTTTGTTTTCCCTTTTGCTGTTCCTGTTGTGATTTTAGCTTTCATATTCCTACTCACAGTTATCTATGAGCAGAGTATAAACACTAAGCGACTTCTACTTCAGCAGATTCTTCAACTGATTCATGCTGTTCCATAGTATCTGTAACCTGTTCTGCTTCTACCATTACTTCTTCGTTTTCCATATATAGTTTGATTTTAAGTTTATAAGACGACCTTATTTAAGTAATACTGACAATGTTTCTGCCATTCCTGTGCGTAAATCTGCTTGTGAGTTTTCAATCAATTCTTTAATGTCTTTTGTGATCTCGATTGATGTTTCCTCGTTGTTTAGTATTTCTACCTCTTTTATGGCTTGTACCTCGTTTTCTGGTGTGAATGTGTACTGGTCTTTTTCTTTTATTGGCTTCCCTTCTTCGTCTTTAATACAAAGTTCTTCGAGGATTTTTGTTCGTTCGCTGTAATATGTTTTAATTTGACCCATTAAGAGTGAAGTGAAACCATCTCGTACCCGTGCTTTTGAGAAGTTTTTAATTGGGTAATCGAGTGAAACATAAACTGTTTCGAGTAATGATTTTTTGATTTTCATATATATAATTATACCACCCTAATAATTTTACGCAATACTTTTCTCACCTAATCCCTAATAATTATATCTCCCATGAGGTTTGTACGCATGGTT